GGGTTCAAGCTGCGTGATAACATCCTTGAGAGAACGCTCACGGTAATCGGTGAGGTACATAAATACCGGCACACGAGTAGCAAACTTGATGAGCTTCTCCTGGATTTTCTTACGCATTGATTTGTATTCTTTTTCTTCGTCGGAAAGTTCCTTTTTCTCTTTTTGAGTTTTTTCTCCGCCCTCTTTCTTTGCCTTCTTAACAGCCTCGGACTTGTTGATAATGGTTTGAATATCCTGGTTCAAGGAACGGAAACCTTCTATGCTCATAAGCGCATCCATAGCCTCTTTGCTGGACATCAAACGAGTCAGCGTGTCGTTATCTACGTTAACAAGCAATGCAGACTCCCATCTCTTTGCAAGAAGAGTAGCGGAAGTACCAGCCATAGCAATGTCCAAAACATCCTGTGCGCTGATTTGACGCATTGTGCTTCCGTCATAAGCAAGAACAGGCAGGAAGTTGATGAACTCGGCTACCTTCTTTTCAGGGTTTGCTTCGTTAACATCCAAACGGCAGCTATAGTCAGAAATTTGGCGAAGAGCGCGGTCAAGAGCAAAGTCAAAGACATAGCACTCTTGCTTCATAATTGTTTTATTGCCGGACTCATCGGTAATCTCCCAAGGAGACTGAACACGGAATGCAGTCTGGAAATATGTTTCAGGACTCTTGAGGTTACGCAGCATAAATACACCCGTCCACGGCTTTACAGTAACGCCAGTGGTGAGTTTACCGCAAGAGAGAGTAATGGTTTGTGTCTTGAGAGGATCGCCCATAGAACGCTGTACAGGAGCAAGAGCATCAAGACCGATACCAGCTTTGGTACCTGCACAAACATTGATGGTGTAACGCTCGTTAAACCAAGCGTTCTGTCTTTGCATCATAAGGTTATACATTGCCTGGCAAGATGCCACGTTCGGCAAGAACCACAATGTGTGAGACAAAACAGAAAGCAAACGAGTATCGGAATAAGGCATAGGAGGACGCTTGTCCTGTCCTAACTTCATATCATCGATATTGGAAGGCAGATAAGAGCCACGAATAAGGTCAAGCCATTTCTGCACTTCGTTTTCATAAACGAACTTTGCCTCTTCGCCTTTGCCCTTTGCAGAGAAGAACACATTAAGGTCAAATTCGTTGAATTCGCCCTGCATCGCAATTTGTCGAATGCTGTCGGGAATGCGGTATGTAAGCATAACCATACGAGGCAACGACAAATAGGGATTGTTAGAACCTACCCAGTTTTCCTTTGCTCTTTGCTCATCGGAATAAGTCCAGTTGTAGATCTGGTCTTCAATGAACTCACCGCTGTTGATAGCACGGAACGGTGTGCCGGACAAGAAAAGATAATGTCCGGTGGTAATGGGAAGGAAGGTTTCGTTGTAGGCGTTGCCTGCTTCTTCCAATCCGTACTTTTCAGCATCGAAGTCTGCGGTTTCTTCTTCATCGGGATTCTCAAAGAGCTTCTTTGCATTTTCACGCCATGCACCGAAGTGATATTCGTCAAAAATTACGAGGTCCCAGTTGTCAGTGTGGATAAATTCGTTCTTTGCCTTAATACCGCCTGCATCGTTAGTACCGAGCAAGTCCTGGAACGAACCAAAAACAACAATAGGCTTCGATTTATCGGCGTTCGCATATTCTCTATCAATGTTAATATGTTCTCCGGCAGCGTCTTTATTAGAGATAAACTGCCAACCATCAAAGTCCACGTGAGTCATAAGGTCTTCTCGCCAAGCGGACTCAACGGCAGGCTTAAAGGTCAAAACAAGAACACGGCTAAAGCCCATTTTCTTTGCAAGCTGATAGGATGCAAAAGTTTTACCAAAACGCATCTTTGCATTCCAAAGAAACTTCGGTGCGCGTCCGGGTTCTTCTTTTGCTGCATACGCAAAATACTCCATCGTGCGCTTTACAGCCAATTGCTGTTCGGGGCGCATTTTGAAGGTGGCAGTACGACTGGCTTCGGTAATAATGCCCGTTTTCAATTCCACGATAGCCGCTTTGACATCGTTTACCGTACAATTGAACCACTCGTTGCGGTCATTCCCCTCATTCATTTGATGGAAACCTTTACGACGAAGAATGCGATGAACATCCTTGTCGGTAAAGATAGATCCATCCGAACACATGGCGGACTCGGTATAAAGAATGTTTGCCGTTAATCCACTGGTGTGCATTTGCTCGTTGATACGAGTTTCAGCATCACGGTCGGTATATCCAACCTTTACATACCCTTTATGCGTGGTAACTTGCGGAAGATTATATACATAGATAGTTGGTGTTACTGTGGGTCTTTGTATAAAGAAATCTTGATTAGCCAACAATCCCATCTCCTTTCTCCATCACACCTTCGATGCTTTCAATAAAGGTGCGAAGTTTTCTATCAGCCCGTGCTTGAATTTGTACCTGACCAAGACCGTTTTTCCTTAATTTCTCTAAAGTAAATGTTTTTTCTGGAAATTCACATTCTAGTCGTAGCTGAACATACTTTATTTTTTTAGAAAAATAATTGTTTGACGGTGCTTCTTGTATAGCGTATTGATGAAGCTGTAAAACTTCTTCGTCGATAACATCATCAATTACAGAACAACGATATCTAATCTCACCATACGGTGCACCGAGATAAATATAAACTATGTCATTCTTTTTTATTGTGAATGAATTTTTCCAAATCACCGTATTCGATGTCTGGAAATGCTCAATAACATTAAAGCGTTTAATATTGCAAGGAATAATCCATTTTTCTACCATAACAATCGCTCCCCATATCACTATAAAGATCTATTGATTAGGTATCATCGCCGATATTATTGATACGCGAGTCAATGTATAACCACTCTTCGCTTGTGATGCCCCATTTCTCGCAAAGCATTCTATCAGTATATTGACCTTCATATTTACCTAAATCTGGAACAAAACAAAAATTCTTTTTGGTAACATCTTGAGATACTACAGTTTGAAGAAGGAGGAATCGAGCTGTTTTAGTGAAAATATAGCTCTTAAATGCTAGGACCTCTTCTTCTGTATCAAAAGAACCAGCAACAATCCATGATTCGGTACAACATTCACCCGGTTTTGCTATTCTCGTATTACCATCATAATAAAATCCAACGGGTTTTGTAAAATCTGTTTGTCCTGCAATTGGTGATTTGGGGATTAAGAACTTCCATTTATCGAGGAATCCGTTGGAATCATCCACTTCACTGGGATCTGCATATCTCAAACCAATACGCTGTATAAACCAGCAAGGAATACCCTTATCCTTGGGAATATAGTTTGTGGGAAGACCAAACGGTTTTCTTGCCGAAACACGTTCATTTAAGTATTTTTTACTTTGAGACTGAATCTTTTTGACAATTTCAATTGCGGTATTTTGGCGGATAAATGTATCATTTTCATCTAAATAGCGCATCATTGTAGATGGATTATCTCGACTGAAGTTCACAACCTCGCACATGCCATCGTAATCTTTTTCCCACAAGAAATAACAAGCGCCACCTGCAAGATCTACTCCTGGGAAAACATCCTTGAAATTCTCATAATCAACCAGTTTTCTCATTCTTCTGTCCGAAAGCATCGACTTTCTAAAATCATCCAATCCTTTGCCACCAGAAAACCAACGAGATGGTATAATCATGGAAAGATACCGAGGGTTCAACTTCATTGCTCTATCAACAAAAAGTTGATAAATGGGTTTTGCACTTTTTCCATTGCCCCCGTCACTCAATTGATATGGAGGATTACCTATAATAACATCAAACTTCATATTAAAAATCTCCTCTGGGGAATTTCGGTGGATAAATTCGTATGCGTATGTTTCAAGAGCGTCATCACGGTCATATTCATCACGTGTTGCTCCACAATAAATACACTTGCCAAGTTTCTTTCCGTCAAGGGTCATCAGTTTAGCAGTATCCCATGTGTGATGCATTCTCTTAAATCTTACATTGCCGTCTTGGTGATCTTCGTCAAAAAAGGATACCGAAAACTCGCTATGAGGAAATTTAGAACAATATACACCGCGACGGGATAACCAGCTTGTCAATTCCGTTATAGCTATACCATAAAGTTGATTATGGAAAATATGGTCAAGGCGTTCTTGCAAGTCCGGAAACTGCGGTTCAAGTCCGACAATCAAACGCTTTGCAATCTCACGAAGGAATACGCCTGTTTTGCAAGCAGGGTCTAAAAACGTGGTATCAGGATTACGGAACAGTTCCTGGGGAAGCATATCGAGCATCTGATTTACAACTTCGGGAGGAGTAAACACCTCATCGTTAGAAAGATTTGCTAAGCACGAAAGCACATCGGGGTTATAAACATTATCAAAAAGTCCATTAGCCATTGCCACTGTCCTCCTCCTTAATTTCTATGTGACGGTAGGTTTCACGCCATCTGGTATCATCCTCACTAATCCGTCTGTAGTGAGCAATGTATTGCTGAAGGAAATTACCTTCTTCGCTTGGTGCCTCTTCGTCATCGAATAGACCTAATTGATCATCTTTCTTTTCGAGCTTGTCCCCTGCGGCAAGAAGTTCAGCAAAGGTGTAGTCCTTGCGTTGCATCCTAGCATCGTTAAACGGGAATGTCCACTCGGAAAAGATGATAGGAACATTCAGCTCGTTTCCCTGTGCATCCACGCAAAGAAGTGTGAGTGCGTTTCCACACACGATATTTAGCCTTAAAATAAATCTAGCCGACTCTCGTGTTTCCTCATTGCATTCCTTTTTGCAAACGGCTTTGTATTCCTTATTCCAAATTTCAAAAAGGCGTTCCTGACAGGCTATGACATTGTCCAGCATAATATCAACACCGTACATACTACCGAGTGCCAGCAAGGAGTTTCTTTCCCAATCGTAGGCGCTACGTCTATATTTCTTTTTTACGATCTCAAGTTTTCTTTTAAGTATAACGGATAAGAAGTTGCCGTCGCCACAAGCCGGCTCTAAAAATCGGCTATCAATTCGTTCGGTTTCCTGTTTCACCAAATCGCACATAGCCTGCACCTCTCGCTCGGCAGTAAAAACTTCTCCACGCTCGGCTACGCGCTGTTTAGATTTCACTTGTTGTGCCATCTTGAGTCGACCCTCCATTTCTTGATATTTTTCATCATTGCAAGTTACTCCTTGTCCGCTGCCTTTCCGCTTCTAACCCACTCATCGACTTCGCTAATTTTGAATTTCCAGTTGCGGCCGACCTTGTGTGCAGGCATTTCTTTTTCAAGAATCCAGGTAAGCATTGTGTCTCGACTGATACCGAGATGAGCACAAATTTCCTTGGTAGAATACCAACGTTCCGGCTGCTGTTGCATAACGTCCGACATAATTTCATCTCCTAACAAGTAAGATTTATAATTATACAGTTTTCATTATACCACAACAACTTCAATTTTTCAAGGGTTCATTGCCGATTTGTGCGGAATATTAAAAGATTTTAACGAAATGCCAAAAGTAATGTCAAATTAACTCTTTGGGTGTGGCATCGGAATTGAAACGCCATCCTCGAAACACGCATTTAGCCACGCTCGTTTGGCGTCCTCAGCATTGGCTTTTGCCTCTTCAATCGTTTCGGCACAAGTGATGCATCCGTTTAGATCGGGATAGTATGCAACATATCCGCCCTCTTCTTCGTCCGGCACAACCACAAGCTCGTAATCGAGCGCCAAATAATAGGCTAAGTCTTTCACACCTTCATTGTCCATACAAGCTTCTTACTTTCCTTTTCATAAATTCTCACGGTGCCGCCTATGAAATATAGTCTTGCAGTGCTTGCGTCAAATTCATAGGTAAAAGCGTTGAGGTTTCTAAAATTCATCAAGTCATATTCGTTATTCTCTGTTTGGATCATTTCCTTCAAGGGGGGATACACCTCTAGTATGTGCGGATACGAGGCGGCAAGCATTATCATCTTCATAACCCACGTGCAATTGATAACGCAATCCTCGTCATTAGGATTTACGCCATCCAAATAAAAGAAATCTCCGATAGCGTGGTCTATAAACGCCCCTACCGAATCGGCATCCAATCCGTTATCAAGTAGCATTTTCATGGCAACAGCCGTCTCCTCACAAGGGGCAAACGCAAATTCCCACAAGGGATTTATGCTGTTTGCATTATCATATGGAATAAGAGGTTTGGAAATATCCATCCCGGCATTCAAAAACAATTCGGTTATGATGGGAAAATTCTTCAATTTTTCAGTCTCGTCATAACACAATTCACCGGCAATCTCTCCATACAAGTGCTCCAAAATATCGAACTCGCCCGTTGGTCCCAACGGATCGGCTCCTTTATTCAGCAGTCGCTTAATCAGCTCCAGGTCAAGCTCTTTTTTTCCACACGCTTCATAGAGCTGATTGTTAAGCTCCATTCGTTGCAAATCATAAGTTATATCACTATTCATCTTATTACGGTCCCATTACGGAGAAGTATTTCATTTCTGGATTCTTCTCCATCATATCGTTAATTTTTCTAATAAACCTTACATAGAAATCGTGAGCAGCACACGGATGATAATTCGGATTGTCATAGATTGCGGCGACGACATCTAAAGGTTTACAATATTCCGTTTCCAGCACGGGATATGCCTTTTTGACCTCTTCCTTCTCCGCATTCTCCATCCTTGTAATGAGCTGCCATATCATCTCCAAAACAGCCGTCATTTGTTCGCGGGTGTAAAAATTATGATCCAAATTCCACCCGAAGCTTACGAGCCTCTCTTCTTCGCTATTGTACCGCAGCTTGTTGGCATCTAAATTCTCATCGAATACCTGCAAGAAGAAGTATGCAAGGTAGTCATCAAAAACGAAATCATCAATAGATATTTCGTCCGCTGACTCTGTTACCTGATCCCAATAATCTCGTGCGCCCTTGTAATCGGTCAAGTCAACGTTGCAAGGTCTAAACCAAAACACTCCGCCAGTGTCATGACCATCGATTATCTCTATGTAGTTGCTTTTTATGATATCCGGCGTAATGCTTAAGCCGGGATTGCTGTAATAGTTGATTTTATAAATGTAACCGTCCTCATCCACGTCGATGATTACAATGCTGCGAAGTTTGCCTTTCTCCCAAATACCCATACACGGTGTGCCTACGGGAATCAGTTCCTCGTTGTTGGTGTCGGCTATTACACCAGTGTTCATATGGTAAAATATCTCATGGTCGAGACAATTCTTAAAGACCATTCTTGCGCGATCTATAATTGTTTGTTTGCCTTTGATGGTAGTACCACTCCACTCGGACACATACTTGCAATCTTCTCTTATGTACGGACGAATGTGCATTGAAGAGCTAAATCTTGAAAGAAGAATATAACGCCGGAGCAATTCCTTCTTCTCTAAAACCTTTATTTTTTCTTCGGGTTTGTCTTCAAAGTCCTCGCCGCTTCCTCTAAACTTAAAGCATTTACAGCCGTTTTCTAACGTGAGCATTCCGTTATCACGGCTAACTATGTCATACAGCTCGTCCATTTGCAGTCCATCAAGGATTTCTCCGTCCAACGGATTATCAAGAAACTCTATCCTGATATTTTTAGCGCGTTGCTCAATAAACATATTGGCAGGATATTCTCTTATATGGCGTTTTTCGGTCCTAATCTTATAGACCTCACCACCATCGTAAATCACTCCCGCTTGATAAAGATGTCCGTTGACAACTTCGCCATCATCCTCACCGATATATTTGACAATGGTGTCCTCATATATCACCTGCTCTCTGGCGTTGTCAATCATTACAGCCATATGAAGAACATCGCTTTGAGTTACATACTCAAGGTTGTCCATTATGAAATTGTAGAGCTTTTGTCTCTTCTTTTGGGATTTGCACATGCAGAAAATACCTGCAATCGTTTCCGAAGAAAACAGCAAGTCCCTCATTACTCCCATCAATTTTTTATCCAAAAAAGAAAATTCTTTCTTCATATAGCGTCCTCCACATTTATCGACAATCAGCGCAAAAAGGTTATAAATTATTACTCTCCCTCAAGTTCGGAAATTCTAGCCTCTACAGCATCCATTTCTTCCTCAACCTCGGAAAGTTCATCTTCCCATTCTGCGTGTTCGTCCCCGTCCTCGTCGTCGGGTTCGTTGCTTTCCACCTCATCGAGCCTTTCTTCAAGCTCTTCGTAGTATTCGCGCAGTTCCTCTAAGGTCATTTTTGAGATGTCGCGGTACTCCAGCAAAGAGCAAATTTCCGTTACAACCTTGCCATCGGGACCCTTGAAAATTCTAATTTTCACCGTAGTTCCATCCGTGCCATCTTCATACTTGTCCTCGTAATTTTGAATCATCTCAAGAACCTCGGCTGCGGTCTTATCGTCCTTCGCCATATCGAGCAACTGTCTCAATGTTTCCTTTTTCATAGCTAAAACTCCTTTATTTTTGTTTTAATTTTAATCTTCGTAGTAACGACACTTTTCGCACTTTAAATCGCATTCTTCGGCTTCCTCGTCTGTAGGTACATCAAAGCCGCTCAAACAATACTCATAACATTCATCCATCGTGATTTTTTTATTGAGCACCGGACAGTCCATGGCTGCCTCTCCCGATTCAGGAGGATTGAACACCTCAATTACGCTTTTTACTCGATCCAAAGGCATAGGAACATTATCTTCCCGGAAATATTCTTTTTTCTCAACCTTCACGATTCTTTCCTTGCCGTCAGTTCCAACGGGAACGACAACCCAATTTCCGATTTCAATAGAATTGTCTTCGGTTCGGTAATAGTACCGCTTTCCGTGTTCGCCAAAGGTAACAGACAGGTAGATGATGTCGCCTGGGCATTGCTTCTGCGCTTCATAACGAACACGGTCAATCACTTCTCCCTCACCATAAAAACGCATAAATTCTTTTAGATCTTTTGCGAAGGACGGCCACTTGCTTGGCAGACTCAAGCGGTCGAAGCTACCCGTGATAACCTTATCCGGCATATGAGCAAACTCAATGATAATTTTGTAGCTTTTGCTCTCCATTGGGTCATCCATTGCGTCGGGAGGATTGCCCTCTATGTCGTCGAACATATCGATGTCAATATCATCAAGGAAATGAGGAACGCCTTCTGCGACGTGATATTTCCAGGTTGTATCGCACTCCTCTCCAATACGCCTAAAATATTCTAACGTTTCGCTTTCGCGGTCTATCGTAATCTTTTCTGCATAATTCCATGTAACAAACTCATATGGAACGTTATGCTCGGGATTAGACTTGATTTTGGTTGTTCGGCTATACTCAATGGTGAGTCGAGTTATCTTATCTTGCCTGTCATCTCCATTAAAAAGAAACAGAAAAGGCATATCAAGCCGTTCACGCATATCATCGCAAATGCTGTCTAGCTCCGTATTCAACGATATCAAAGAGCCGAAAAACTTAAAAGCGTCACCCTCTTCATTTGTTAAAATAAGTTCCCACGACCCCACATCCGTGGCAAATGCGTCGAGGTTATTTTCATCACTAAAATATGTACCAAGTTCGGCTAGAATTGCTTCACCATTCTCACGTGCTATTCTTCCATTAAACTTTTGCTGTAATCCGTAATTGAACCCATCTCCGTATGTATATCTGCTAACCCATATATGCGTGGGAGTTATGGTGACCCGCTGTTCTACTTCATCATTGACCATAGGACACGGACCATAGCATATACCATTGGATACGAGTTGCATCTTAACAGCCGTTCCTTTAAACGGCATCATTTCATAGGTATCCATTCACTTTGGTCTCCTTTCTCTTAATCTTTCCCTCCGCTACCGCTGTTTCCGCCAAATTCACAGCCTTCCATATGGTTATGACCATAGTACCATCTTCCGTATCTGTAGCCATAATGTGGCGGACAGTTGGCACAATCTCCATTGCAACGGTGACCGTGTGTGTTTTGCTTGCTTCCTCCAGTGGTAAATATCGCAGCCATTGCTTCAAAGAATCCAGGTCTCTTTGTTTCAGGACGCTTTTGCGATTCACTAACCGTTTGAAAACGAATATTGCTTTTCCGCGCGAGACTCTTCAACTGCTCGTCCGACAAATACGTAGCCAATTCATCCAACGCATCTTCGCTATAAGGGGTGTTGTTCTTTTGTGCCAGTTCCCATATGAACGATGGCTCAACGTTGTATATCAGCTCCATGATATTGCTAGCGGTAAAGCAACCACCAAGAGCTATTATTTTCTTCAAAAACCTAGTGCACTCTTTATTTCCGATATAAGCGTATTCACCAGCGACTTCAATAATATCTTCCTCTTCTCCTAACGTCGTCAACGAAGAAATCTTGCTGACCTTGGTACTATCTGCCCAATCAAAAAAACGCTCATAAAAATCATCCCAAGTCATTCTTTTCACCCTTTTTAGCTCATTTACTGTTTTTATTTTTTGAATATATCCCAAAGGCTAAACGAGGTTTTGTTATAAACCTTATTGTATGCGGCTTTTTTCGGGCTTTTCACCCATCCCATTCCTTTTTTGCCATATCCGGGTATAAGAGCTTTTTTAACACTACGCTTCGCTCGTCCAGTTGTTCTGGCTCTTAATGAGCGTTTCAATGATGGGGTTCTTAATCCAAATTTCATCATATACCTCCTATTTATCCGCCGCACTGACCGAGCAGCGTGAGAAGTGCAATTATAATTATAACCGCCCAAAGCCCGCCGGAACATCCCATTCCGCCGCCCCCGCTTCCACCACCGCTGGTGCTTTTGAAAGCGTGAAAATCATCTAAGTCTGGCATGGTTTTTGCTCCTTATATAAAACTGACGCCCATGCTTGCCAAGCTGATGACGGTGCCAATCAACGAAACGACGAGGTAAAGCGCCTTGCCGCCTCGTACTCCAAACCAGATGCCGAAACCCGATGCCATCATCATAATTGCGCCCGTGATAAAGTATGGCGATGTCAGGTATTCTTCCACCATATACTTAATGCCTTCCCAAAGCAACGGGAAGAGTGCCACCAGCACCTGCCAGATACCACTCCACATCGCTCCTAGTGTGCTCCAGCCGCACACTGCAAACACCAGCGCAGAAATTGCGCCGAGTTTAACTAATGTCTTTGTCAATTAAATCCTCCTTTATGGTCCGATAACCAATTACTTAATTAATTCAGAAAGAACAACGAATGGAAGCGCGATAATACATAAAATAATCCACATTTTTTGTCTCCCCTTTATTCATCATCAAATATTTCATCAATCAGCATTAAAAGCCCTATTTCTTCCCAAAAATCCATATGCTCTTCATCCTTGGGCGGGAGCTTTTTGGATTCTATAATAGGCGCATATTTTCGCTTGAACTCTCTTACTCTGGCGCAATAGGGGCAGGTCAAGCTGTCCTTTTTTGAAAACGTATGTTTACATTTACGGCAGGTTTTCTTGCCTTCACGAAACAAATCCAGGATTGGCTTCTTTCCGTTAATAGATTGCTTGATAGAAATAATCACAAGCGCGTAAATAATACACGCAGCGAGACCAATCAACCCGACAGGAAAGAAAATCAGCAACCCCAAGACCGTGAATGGAGCAAATATACATTCAAAAACGATAAACAGCGTCAAGAGGCCCCTTTTAGTTTTCTCCGACGTTTTCTTCATCCTTCTCCCCCTCTTCATATTGCTGCATTACTTTAGCGGTGTATTCTTTGTATGCCTCCAATATGTGCTGCGGTGCGATCAGTTTAAGGTTTTGACCGAAGGAAGAACACCAGCCGAAGAAAAGGTCGCTAATCTGCACGTCTGCCGTGAAGCGGATTTTATCATCGCCATATGGAAGTATTCTTGTTTTGTTTCCGAACAAGTCGAAAACTGCATCCAATAAAAAGGATTTCATCTCAATGGTAACACTGGTCGTCTCACCCGAGAACATACCGAAGAGCTGCTTTTTGTGTTCGGCAATATCAAATGCAAGCTCCTCCGGCGGCATATCAGCCAGTTCTTCTATAATTTCCACTTTGTCCATACGGTCAATGCGGTAATGCGTCATCTTGTTGTAGCGTTTATCATAGATAACAAGATAATAGTGACCGTCAGCGAAAATAGTCGCATACGGACTTACCACGTAGTGGTGGCCGTTGTGTCGATAGACACGATTGTGATTGCTGTCGTAATCAAAATATAGAAAAATTATCTTCCTGTTTGTGTTAATCGCGGTAACAATCTCATTGACGGAATAATAGATATTCTCGTTATCACTCTTGGCTGTGTTAAACTGAACGATATTTTTCTTTAGCACCATCGCTTTTTGGCTTCCCGCCAAATTCGCAATTTTATCGACAAGCTCGGTTGTTTTCTTGCTTGTAATAAAGCTAGCCGCCTGTACGGCATCCATAAGAATATGCACCTCTGGATTTGAAAATTTACGATCCATCACGTAATATTGATTGCTTCGACCACGGCGGCACATAATCTCGTAGCCACTATCATTAAGCAGTTTGATATCCTCATAAAGAGTGGTTCTATGGCAATCGATACCGCCTTCAAGGAGCTTCTCACGGAGTGTTTCCGTTCCCATCGGATGGTCTTCATCGGTTTCCTTATTCAAAATTTCCCAAATCCGCAAAAGGCGGAGTCTGTTCAAACTATCAGCATTTTTCATTGTTCGTTCTCCATTCTCAATTCTTATACCGCAACCGCATGAAGCTGTTGGTACGCTATCCATTTTTCTTCTTTTACCTTGTTTCTCTCGATAACGCCGTTATAGAATGCCTGGTGTTCCTCGTTCATGGCATATACAGTTATTCCGGCGCGCCAGGTTCCGTTGTTGTTCTTTCTAAATCTCAATCTTACAAAGAACTCTTCACCACAATCACAACGCGCAATGCAAACATATTTATCTGTGCTCTGCTTGAGCCATTCTCCGCAGCAAACCATTTCGCCACAGCCGTTGCAGATAAATCGGTTCATTTCCAAATCTACGAATACATCTTGACGATCCTTATACGACTTACGAGAGCTGATCTCATCGAGCGTAGCATTGGTTTTCTTCAAAGGACGCTTGATGATTTCTCCGTAGGCCTCTATACCGGCAGTCACATCGAGTACGGTACATATCTTTGCAGCGTTTCTAGCGTCGTTAAGGGCATCGTGCGCTTCGGACATCTCAAGGTTGAGCCTTCCCATTGCCTCAGACAACGACGCCTGTCTCGATTCTTTTGAAATCTGGTAATTGTATATCGGCTGGAGGTTATAATACGTGGGAAGCCACGAGTAATCCAACCCGTGGAGCTTTAAGTTGTCCTCAAGCATATCCACATCGTCCCAGCCCCAAGTGATGAAGCTATAGTCGGAGCCACACCAGTTGATGAAATGTTTGATAGCTTGCGGAAACGGAAATCCATACTGCAGGTCACTTGTGGTTATATGGGTCAAATCCTCAACCGCCTCATTCATACGAGTATAATACTTGGGAGCAACCATAATCTTAAACGTGTCAACCATCTCAAAAGCCTCGCTGAGCTTCACCGCTCCGATTTGAACGATTTCTCCCACGAGCTTTACGGGTTTACGAATCATTTTCCTGTAATTGAACGGCTGATTCCATTCCATATCCAAGACAATATAGCACATAAACATTACACTCCCTCTATTGTAGTGACTATATTATATCACAGAAAAACCATTTTGTAAAGCAAAAGGTGTAGCTATTACGCTACACCTTAAACTTGTAGTGTCATTTTTCACCGACACCACATATTTGTTTGGGTTCAGGCATTCTTGCGTTCTACAAACCATCTTCCTATAACGTTTCCGGTTAGGTTGCAACTACGCTCAAAAAACAGGTAACTCTGTTGCCCTTTTACCATAATTGTATATCTATCACCCTGCCCTCCGGCTTTGAGTGCAGGAGCTTGACGAATATCAAGCACACGATCTATCTCGAATTTTTCTCCATCTTCCCACGTTATTTCTTTGGGGAACATAATGCCATCTTCGTCAAACTCCGCGCGGACGGCAACATATACTTTGGGAGATTTAGTCGTAAAAGTCTGCATCCGAAGGCACCTCCATATCCCGCAAAAATTTACTGCTTGCATGGACGGGCGGTTCGATAAGCTGATATCCCTTCCACTTCATAACGCGGAACTTGAAATCTAGCAGTTCAAACGGCACCATCAAAATCGCGGCTGTCGAGAAAAATGTGGTATCCCGACGCAGAGTCTCAAAAACCTCATTGTCCTCAAGCAAATATTCTGCAGAAAAGAAATTCGCTTCCTTTTCACATTCAACCGATTCATCGTAAAGACCGACTTCGTGGAAAGCGCAAGCCTTCCTTTTTTTATGTAAAACATAGTGTCCGATTTCGTGGGCGCAGATAATGCGTTGAATTACCAATGGTAAATCACTATTAATTGTTATAACGCCCTTTCGGTTACTATATACGAAGAAGCCTTTGATAGCATCTTCAGCCGTACCCAACGATACGAAGTTTAAAATAATACCCATTGCGCGGCAGAGACGAAAAGGATCGCGCTCGCCGTATTGTCGTTTCACCCTTTTTACGGCATCAACAATATCTCCGTAGTACATACTCGCCCTCCTTCCATTAAGGATTTTACGGACATATTATTTCTTCTTTCTACCGTAAGTTTCTTTTGCTCCTTCTTTGCAAAGAACATATGCTTCCATTACTGCCTGGAAGAATGCATCCTTTTGGTCTTGCGACAATTCTCCACCGGCAAATAATGCCTGGTTCTGTGCAAGAAGATTATTGATATCACGAACGCCGTCCATACCATAGCGCCCATGTGCTTCCTCAATATAATCATCCATCTCGATGTCTGCCTGCGGGTCAGTGCAAGTATCATCTGCAAGATATTTTGTTGAAACATTAAGCGCTTTTGCAAGTTTTAACAGCATGGCTTGGCGGGGTTTCTTCTCTCCTCTCTCATACGCCAATATCGAGCGCACGGATACTCCGGTCTTTTCTCCCAACTGATGCTGGGTCAATCGGAGTTCATTTCTAGCGTCTCGAATCTTTTCTGCAAAAGACTTCATCTCAATATACACTCCTTCTTCAAAAAATGAAAATTCTATAAAAGTTCTACAAAAGTTCCATTTTCCTATTGACAAATCGTTTTCGAGGTGTTATAATAAATGCGAACTTGTGGTGAACTTGTAAGCCTATTATACAGCAGACACGAACTTTTGTCAATAGGTAAGTTCAATTTTTTTATAAAAAAGTTCAGTTTTTTTGAGGAGGTGATTATTTTGACGTCAACCAGAGCCATTTTGCATAGCGACCTCAATTGTTTTTATGCATCTGTCGAGATGATGCTTGACCCCAGGCTCCGTGGAAAAGCCGTAGCGGTGTGCGGCTCAACCGAGGATAGGCACGGCATCGTTCTTGCAAAATCTGAGCTTGCTAAAAAAGCGGGCATAAAAACGGGAATGGTAAATTGGGAAGCGCAACGTCTCTGTAAAGACCTCATCATTGTTCCCCCTCAATACGACCAGTACCTTAAATATTCCAAGCTGACGCAAGCCATATACAGCAGATACACCGACCTTATTGAACCCTTCGGTATGGACGAGTGTTGGCTGGATGTTTCAGGTAGCAGAAATGCTTGCGGCGATCCGATGACCATTGCCGAAAGCATCCGCACGACAGTTCGAGAAGAATTGGGGCTAACCGTTTCAATTGGCGTTTCTTTTAATAAAATATTCGCCAAGCTGGGAAGTGATATGAAAAAGCCCGATGCCATCACAGAAATCGACGAGGCGTCCTTCAAAGAGAAAATATGGGGATTGCCTTGTAGCGAACTGATTTATTGTGGCTCAGCAACTACGAAAAAGCTGAATCGCATAGGCATCTATACCATCGGTCAGTTAGCACAGACTGATCCAAAATTCATACAACAGCTTCTTGGCGTAAATGGTTATGCTTTATGGACTTACGCAAACGGCAAGGACGCATCTAGGGTAATGCATCGTGACTTCGTTTCACCCGTTAAATCCGTAGGACACGGGATTACTTGCGTTGCCGACCTTGTCAATGAAGAAGAGGTATGGAAGGTGATTCTATCCTTAACACAAGATATCGGTCATCGTTTGCGTTTGCATGGACTTTCCGCGCGAACCGTTCAAGTGTCGGTTCGGAGTAACGATCTTTACGGATCACAGTTCCAATCAAAATTACCTTTTAGGACACAGCTCCCTTCTGAAATAGCAACAGCAGCTTTCCACACCTTTAAGGCAAATTACAAATGGACTTGCCCCGTGCGCGCCGTTAGCGTCCGTGCAATCGATCTTGTTTCCGTCCACGAATCGGAACAATTATCTCTCTTTATCGACAACGAACACCGTGAACGCCGTGAACGCCTTGAAGATTGCGTAGAGGAAATACGTAGCAGATATGGAAAGGCAGCGCTTACATATGGCTCTTTGCTGGGTGATCTTAAAATGCCGATTGACGGACGGGACAAGGTAAAAATGCCAAGCCAAATGTATCATTAACAGACGTATTGCATAGTAGAAATCTAAGGAGGAACTGGATGACAAAATTCAAAGCTAAAAAAAGAATGGTTTACACCCCTCAATGCCATATTCCTATTGGCGAAGCGGTAAAAACGGAATCCGGCGAATATGCCATCCGTATTAAGCGCCCCAAAGGGGACGAGGTCGAAGTGGTTCCAATCGGAGCCCTTATGACCGAGGTAGCCAAAACTGCAGAAACAAGTGAAGCCAAGTAGTGACACCAAGCGAGTGACACACTTTCACATAAAATAAATATTGCTCAAGACGAGCGAAACCAAGCGAGTTTCAGCCGGCACGAGCATTCCTACGGGATAGTACTATCCCAGGAGTGTTTTGTGTCGGCTTTTCTTTTTACTTAGAAACAAGAGCGAAAGCTCAATAAAAATAATCTCAAAAGCCTGAGATGCGCATTAAGGCGGCGGGATACATAAAGAGTCAATTTCAGCTTTAGCTGTTTTTTGAACTTGATGTACCCACCGTGCTTTGTCATGCCCATTTTAGGCTGAGCCGGTACTGCATCAAAGGCATCGGCTCTTTTTGTATCCTTCCGCCCCACCCGCGTCATGGCGGAAAGGACACATTATGAAAATCAAGTACACATTCGCAGACGGCACCATTTCCGAGGTCGAGGTTACGGAGGACATTGGCAACGTTATCGTTGAACTGGATAGGCAGGACTACAACTCCGACCACCGTCAACGCAGGCACAACTGTTCCCTGGAAGCCTACGATACATATGGAAACCTTATCTCCTCAGACGAGAATATCGAGGAGGACTTTATTGAAAGCGAAGAACGCAGAGCTTTGAGAAGCGCGATGGACAAACTGTCTCCGCGTCAGCAGTACCTTATTGACCAGGTATATTTCAAAGGCAAGTCTGTGGCGCAAGTCGCACGTGAAGAGGGGCTTGATAGAACCTCCGTGAGAGACGCTGTGGAACGTGCTCTGAAAAAAATGAAAAAATTTTTGTAAAAGACCACCCCTTTTTATCGTTTTCGTGGCCTACCACTGAAGGGACACAAAAATTTACCCTTCGGAAGGAGTAAACGATATGAAACAGAATTTAACGATCAGTGTTTCAAAAAAGCAAAAGCCCGGCGGCATCGTCAATGTTCGCAAGATCACAATGCGTGAGCGCATTATGCGACTTCTCTTCGGTGCCCCGTGCAAGATGACGATTCTCATCCCCGGCGATTCGGTTGAGGAAGTTGCCATCAAAGAAGTGATGGGAGGTGACGCGCTTGAAACTGTATGAAGTCAACGAGGCTCTTGAGAACCTCTTCCTCTCATTGGAGCCTGACCCGGAAACGGGTGAAATCACGGGAGATATCGATTCCGTTATGGCGGAGATCGATGCTTTGCAGATGGAACGCTCCCGCATTCTTGAGTACCTGGCAAAGCTCGTGCTGAATTGCCGTTCTGAAGCGGCAGCCGTAAAAGCCGAAGAGGAAAGGCTCAAGGAGAAACGCCAAAAGGCAGAACGCAAAGCGGAACGTATTATGGAAGTTCTGCGCCGTGAATGCAATGGCGAGAATACCGATTGCGGTGTTGCAACGGTTAAATTCCGTGCCACGGAGAGGGTTGAGGTTGCGGACGCATCAGCCGCTATCGAATGGCTCGGCACACACGGCTTCGATTCTTGCGTTCGCAGAAAAGACCCAGAGGTCAGTAAGACCGACGTCAAGAAGCTCATCAAGTCGGGCGTTATTGTTCCCGGCGCATTCATCGTCAAAGAGCAGTCCTGCTCGTTAAGCTAAAGGAGGAAAAGAAATGCTTGAAATTACAAGAGGTCAAAGAACCAGACCCGTAAGGCTCGTTATTTACGGCGCGGAAGGCGTCGGTAAATCTACATTTGCATCCCAAGCGGGCGGCTGCGTTTTCTTCGATTTGGAGAACGGCACCGACCAAATGGATGTAGCTCGTTTCCCCAAGGCAGACACCTGGGAAGGTCTGCTTGCAATGCTTGGTGAGGTCGCCCGGACACCGAACATCTGCAAAACCATCGTGTTGGATACTGCAGACAAAGCTGAAATTATGTGTACCGACTATATCCTCACGAAATTCAAGAAGTCGGGGATTGAGGAGTTCGGCTATGGCAAGGGTTACACCTACCTCTCCGAGGAATACTGCCGTTTGCTTGCTGCCCTGGATGCAGTGATCGCGTCGGGCATCAACGTTATCGTTACGGCACACGCAAAGATGCGTAAGTTTGAACAGCCGGACGAAATGGGTGCATACGACCGTTGGGAGATGAAGCTCTCAAAGCAGGTCGCTCCCCTGCTCAAAGAGTGGTGCGATGCCCTGCTCTTTATCAACTTCAAGACCTACGTTGTTACCACCGAAACAAACGCAAAGAAGGCGCAAGGTGGCAAGCGCGTTATGTACGCAACCCATCACCCGTGTTGGGATGCCAAGAACAGACATGGTCTTGCTGACGAGATGGATTTGGATTTCGACAAAATCCGCCATATTTTCGGTGAGGGCAATAAGCCGCAGACTCTGCCCGAAGAGGTTATCAGCAAAATCATCCGTATGCTGAGCGAAGCCGAAATTGAAGAGGCGGATCTGCAAAAGCTCGTAGCCTTCAAGGGGCATTATACCGAAAGCACCCCCATCGACCACTATTCCGAAGAGTTCGTCAACAGATGGCTTCTCCCCAACTGGGAGCGCATCGTTACCACCATTCATCATAACAACAATAACTAATTTTGGAGGATAAATTATTATGACTTACAACCCTTATAACACCAACAACGCTCCCGCACAGGATATGTGCATGGATTGGGACTCCACCATTGAGACCGATGGTCAGGAGTTTATCACCCTGGAAGAGGGCGACTACAATTTTGAAATCACCAACTTCGAGCGCGGTCGTTTCCCCGGCAGCCAAAAGATCCCCGCTTGTAACAAGGCTGCCATCACCGCCGTGGTAAGAACCGCAGACGGCATTGCCACGGTCAAATTTGACCTCATTCTTTACCGCAGCCTTGAGTGGCGTATCTCTTCCTTCTTCCGCTGCATCGGTCAGAAGAAGCATGGTGAGCGCCTGGTTATGGACTGGAACCGTGTAGTCGGCTCCAAGGGTCGCGCACACTTCAAGCCTCGCAAGTATACCAACAACGCGGGCGAAGAAAAGGTTGCAAACGATATCGAGCGTTTTATCGATTACGACCCCACCTTCTTCGCTGGCGACAACGGTGGCTTTGTAGAACTCGGTCCCGATGACGATATTCCGTTTTGAGGAGGTAACCGATGATATCTCTCAGACCTTACCAGGCTGAGGCGAGAGATGCTATTTTGCACGAATGGTCTGTGGGAAACAGGAAGACTCTTCTTGTTCTTCCCACAGGCACCGGCAAAACGGTGGTTTTCTCCTCGGTCGCAAAAGAGCGTGTAGAAAACGGCGGGCGTGTACTTATTATGGCTCACAGAGGTGAGCTTCTCGATCAGGCGGCAAATAAGCTGAAAAGCGTGTGCGGTTTGGATTCGGTTCTTGAAAAAGCCGAAAGCTCCTCCATTGGAAGCAATGCTCCCGTGACAATCGGTTCGGTGCAATCACTCGCACAGCCGAAGCGACTTGAACGCTTTGGCGCGGAGCATTTCACCGATATCGTCGTTGACGAAGCTCACCATTGTTTATCGGACAGCTATCAGCGCGTTTTGGAGCATTTTCCCAACGCAAACATACTCGGCGTTACCGCAACGCCGGACCGAGGCGACCAACGAAACCTCGGTAAATATTTTGACAGCAAAGCTTATGAATACGGAATGAGCCAAGCAATCCGAGAAGGCTACCTCTGCCCCGTGAAGGCTCAGCTTATCCCTCTCGAACTGGATATCGGCACCGTGGGCATCTCCAACGGAGATTACGCCGTAGGTGAAATCGGTTCTGCCCTTGACCCCTATCTCGATCAAATCGCACGGGAGATGCAGCATTACTGCGAAGGCAGAAGAACTGTTGTATTTTTACCTCTCGTGGCAACATCGCAGAAATTCTGTGAGCTCCTGAATAAATACGGACTTCGCGCCGCCGAAGTAAATGGTAATAGCGAAGACAGAGCTAAAATCTTAGAACGCTTTGAGAAGGGCGACTTTGACGTGCTTTGCAATAGTATGTTGCTCACCGAAGGGTGGGACTGCCCTTCCGTGGATTGCGTTGTAGTTCTCCGCCCCACCAAAGTCAGAAGCCTTTATCAGCAGATGGTGGGACGCGGTATGCGACTCTCCCCCGGCAAGGATCATCTCCTGCTTTTAGACTTCCTTTGGATGACGGACAGACACGACCTCTGCCGTCCCTCTGCCCTTATATCGAAGGATGAAAAGATTACAAAACGAATGGACGAGCGTCTCCAAAAGGACAATGCCGTTTATGACCTTATCGAAACGGAAGAACAGGCAGAGCGTGATGTGCTCCTTGAGCGCGAAGAGGCTCTTGCTCGTGAGCTTGCAGAGATGAGACGTCGCAAGCGCAAGCTTGTTGACCCTCTGCAATATGCGATGTCGATTGCTGCGGAAGACCTAGCAAACTATGTCCCTACCTTTGCGTGGGAAATGGCACCGCCTTCGGAAAAGCAACTCCAGTTTTTAGAGAATCGCGGCATCTTTGCAGACACCGTTACGAATACGGGTATGGCAAGTATGATGATCGACCGCCTCAAACGCAGACAAGACGAAGGTCTCTCTACCCCGAAACAGATCCGCTGTTTGGAGCGTTACGGATTTGTGCGAGTCGGCACTTGGAGCTTCGAGGATGCCAGCAAGATGATATCCCGCCTGGCTATGAACAACTGGATGGTGCCCTTTGGAATCGTGCCGTCAAAATACAGACCTTAAGGAGGCGCTATGAGTAATATTTTATCGGCACTCGAAATAATCGATGTTGCCTCTTTGACATATCAAGAATGGATTAACGTTGGCATGGCTCTCAAGGCGGAAGGATTCACCTCGGATGTCTGGGATGCTTGGAGCCGTAATGACAAGAGATATAAGAAAGGTGAATGCGAACGCAAGTGGCGCACCTTCAACGGAAGCGGTACTCCCATCACGGGAGCTACGATTGTGCAAATGGCAAAGGAGCGCGGTTGGACTCCCTTTGACGGTAACGGCGTAATGGATTGGTCGGATACCATCTCTTACGATGGAGACGACTTTACCGACTACTCCACCATTCAAGATAACTTCAATCCCACCTCGGAGCTGAAACGCTATCTCTCCCTGCTCTTTGATAAAGATGACCTGGTTAGCTACGTTACCGAGTCTTGGGAGGATGCCGATGGCAAATGGAAGCCTTCAAGCAAAGGCTACTACGACCGCACCGCTGGACAGCTTATTGTCTCTCTTGAAAAGTACGCTGACGATCTCGGCGCTACCATTGGAGACTGGCACAAAGAAGCCGGTGCTTGGATTCGCTTTAATCCCGTCAACGGCGAAGGCGTTAAAAACGAGCATGTCACAAAGTTCAAATATGCCTTGGTGGAATCGGACGCGATGTCGATTGCCGACCAAGATGCAATGTACCGAAAGCTGGAGCTGCCGATTGCGTGTCTCGTACACAGCGGTGGCAAGAGCCTTCACGCTATCGTGAGGGTTGATGCCGAGAGCTACGATGAATACCGCAAGCGCGTAGAGTTCTTATATGATTTTCTCGAAAAGAACGGCGTTGTGGTAGATAAGCAGAACCGCAACCCTTCACGGCTTTCCCGTTTGCCCGGTGCTACCCGCAACGGCAACAATCAATATATCGTTGCAGAAAATATCGGTCGTAAGACTTGGGTCGAGTGGCTCGACTATGTGGAAGGTGCATCCGATGAATTGCCGGGACTAGTATCCCTCGATGAGTTCAAGGACAATCTCCCTCCTCTGCCCGAGGAGCTTATAAAAGGTGTCCTTCGCTGCGGACATAAAATGCTCATTTCAGGAAGCAGTAAGGCGGGGAAATCCTTCCTTTTGATGGAGCTTTGCATTGCTCTCGCGGAAGGCAAATCCTGGCTTGGCTTCCCTTGCAAACAAGGACGGGTTCTTTACGTGAACCTTGAGATTGACCCTGCTTCCTGTATCAATCGTTTTATGAAAATCTACGAGGCGCTGAAAATCCCAATGAAGCATATGGACAACATCGTGATTTGGAACTTGCGCGGACACGCTGTTCCCCTCGACAAGTTGGTGCCAAAGCTCATACGGCGCGTCAAGGACAGCGAATACAGCGCCGTTATCATTGACCCCATTTATAAGGTTATCACGGGAGATGAAAACAATGCTTCGGATATGGCAGCGTTTTGTAATCAGTTCGACAAAATTTGTGCTGAAACGGGGTGCGCTACGATTTATTGCCATCATCACAGCAAAGGAGCGCAAGGCGGCAAAAAGGCTATCGACCGCGCTTCCGGCAGCGGTGTGTTTGCACGAGACCCGGACGCACAGCTCGATATGATTCAGCTTGAGCTTAGCGAAGATCTCTCTAACAAGGTTCAAGACGGCAACGCTACCGCTTGGAGAATGGAATCAAGCCTGCGTGAGTTTGAAAATTTCAAGCCCGTCAACTTCTGGTTTGATTACCCCATTCACCGCATCGATGACAGCGGTGAGCTTGGCAAGGCACATTCCGAAGGAAGCTTTGAGGCGGCACGCGCCAAGAACAAGAAATATACGACCGCCGAGGAACGCCGAGAATCGATAGATAGTGCCTATAGCGCTTGCTCCTACGAGAGTCCCGTTACTACAAAAGCTATGGCGGAATACCTCGGTATTACTGAGAGGTGCCTTAGAGACAGGCTCAAAGAGGTGTCAAACCGCTACTGGATAAAGAACGGAATGGTCGGTCTCATTGAGCAATCCGATAGCAAAAAAACGGAAAACTGAAAAATCGCAGTTTTCTTCCGTAAACGGAAAACCATTTATATAAATATAAATTCCGTTCACTGACGTTCACGTGTGTGGGAAAGGCTGAAAGCCAAGCCTTTCCCCACATCGAAACGTTGACTTTTAGGAATTCCACTTATGACGAAATTTGGAGGTAAAAATTGAATTTCTTTTTAGCTATGAACCCGCCGACAGTTACGGCGCAGGAACGAAAAGTAAAAGTTGTGCAAGGTAAGCCTATATTTTATGATCCCGAGCAGGTCAAGGACGCAAGAAACCTTTTATGCGGACATTTGAGCCTACATAAACCGATCGCACCTTTGACGGGGGCTATTTCCCTGCGAGTGCTTTGGCTTTTCCCGAAAGGAAAGTCTCATAAGCACGGAGAGTGGCGTACAACGAAGCCGGATACCGACAATCTGCAAAAGCTCCTCAAGGACTGTATGACAGCTTGTGGCTTTTGGAAGGATGACGCGCAAGTCGTAAGAGAGACTGCCGAAAAACGATGGTCTGACGAGCCTTGCGGGATATATATCGAAATTGAGGAGGTGTGAAAATGCCAATAGATACTTGCTATGAAAATCTAGCAAATGCAATCATTCTTTCTGCTGCAAAGGATTACAAAAAAGTATATAAACGCAGCCTTTATCGAAATAAAAGCAAGCAGACCGAACAGGAGCTAAAAGAGCTAGAGGCGTTTTTTCGCTCCGACTGGTTTGGAGTGCTGACTACCATTGATGGTGAATTCATTATGGAGCGTATCAGAAAGGAATGCCGCGTATGAGAGCAAAGGAATATTTGAGCCAGGCATATAGGCTCGATCAGCGTATTGCATCGGATTTGGAAGAGGTCGCAAGGTTACGCCAGATGTCAACAAGCATCTCTTCCCCGTCTTGGGAAGAAAAGCCCGGCGGTACTAGACCGACAGATCCTCCCTTCGTGCGTTGTCTTATTAAGATTATGGATATGGAGCAAAAAATCAATGCTGAGATTGACAAGCTCGTAGACCTGAAGGAACAGATAAGGGGCGTCATTGAAGAGGTTACCGATAAAGACGAGCAGACCGTTCTCCGCTACCGCTACATTCACAATTATACTTGGGATCAAATTGCCTTAAAGCTGAACGCGGCAGAACGCACAATAAGGCGCTGGCACGGCAATGCACTTCAGCACGTAAAGGTGCCTGAAAATCCCATTACTATTTGAGGTGCTTATGAGGGTTAGAAAAGGAGACATCTTTATGGCAGACCTCGGGTGGGGCTATGGTTCGGAGCAAGGCGGATACCGACCCGTGGTTATTCTTCAAAATGACATCGGCAATTATTACAGCTCAACCGTCATAGCCGCTATTACAAGCAGTCGCACAAAACACGTCCTACCGACCCACGTTGTAGTTAGGGACAGGAGCTGTGGGCTGTATCCCGGCTCTACGGTGCTACTGGAGCAGATACGCACCATAGATAAATCAAGGCTTGAAAAGCGCATCGGTCATATGGATACCGTTACTATGGCGCGGATTGAAAAAGCACTGCTCGAAAGTTTTGCAATAAAAAATGAGAATAAATAAAAGTCGCCGTAAATGACCGCAAATGGCCAGACATGACCACCTTGACTTATGGTAGAATTATAATGCGAAAAAATAAACGCAAGATGCCATCCACGGGACTTTCTGTGGGTGGCATTTCTTATACCCACAAGGAGGTAGCCAATGCCAACAAAGCCTAAGAAACCGTGCGGTTATCCCGGCTGCCCCAAGCTGACACACGCTCGTTACTGCGAGGAACACACCAGGGTGATGAACACTCGATATAACAAATACGAACGTCCTTATGACAGTAGCGAGCGTTACGGCTCGGAGTGGAGAAAAATACGCAACAGATACATCAAGGCGCATCCTCTCTGTGAGGAATGCCTTAAAGCGGAGCGTCTGACGCCCGCAAAAGAAGTGCATCACATCCTGCCCATCAACCACGGCGGGACACACGACGAGAGCAACTTGATGGCACTTTGTAAATCCTGCCACTCACGCATCACCGCAGAGTCGGGAGACAGATGGAAACGGTAAGGAGGTTGCTACTAAAATTTAGGAGCAACCTCCCCCAAAGCCCCCAGGGGCGGTCAAAATCTCCGGGACCTAAAAAGACGCCAGCGGGCTGGGGCTTTCACGCGCATTTTTTCCTATTCAAACGGGGTATTAACCCCGAATCGTTAAATTACAACAAGGAGGATTCAAAAGTATGGCCAAAGACGGCACCAACCGAGGCGGAGCGCGCCCCGGAACGGGACCTAAACCCAAGGCGCTCATAGACAAAATCAATGATGGCAAAGCGGACGGCGCAATGGTGCTGCCCACCCCCGTGGAGTTCGAGGGTGAGGACATTCCTCCCGTGAAAGCCTATCTCAAAGCAAAGCAAAAAAGCGGTAAGGACTTGTGCGCCGAGGAGGTTTTTATTGCAACTTTCAAATGG